ATAAAGTCACCAATGTCCTCTAAGTATGAAAATTCTGACTTTAGCCACTCAGGATCAATTCCAAAAGGTCCAATGGAATAAGTATTATTTTCTGTAGGTTCAGCCATGAGCTAAGTATAGGCTAAACTATAACAAAAAGTAAAATGTTGTTTTTTATGGAAGTAAAGAAGATAAACCTTGGAGAGGAGTCCTTGGTTTGCATTTACTGTTCATCTAATTCTTGATAATACTCAATTATAGATAACACTTGGCGGATATACCGTTTGACCTCTGCCATATTATTAGATAAATTCTCGTACCCTTTATTCGTTAGCCCATAATAGGCTTGCGAGGGCGCTTCTCCTTTTTCCAAATCTGCAAGGTACGCTGCCATCGTATCAGGAGTTAACACTCTCCACTCCACGGGCAGCGGAATAATTTGATTGGGCAACGGCGGATGGTACATCGGCGCGGGTTTTTCTACGGTTATAACTTCCACAGGCTTTACTTCAGGGACCGTGAACCGCGAACCAAGTGAAGTACAGCCGCTAGTTAGTATTAGCGTTATCAGTAATAATTTTTTCATCAAATTGTGTTGGGTCGGTCAGGGTTTGTAGTTCTTTCCCCACACGAGCCGTTCCTTTGTTAACGATACGTTCGATCAATCCGGGTTTTGCCATGGATAACATATTAAGATCATGCTTAGCAAAGGTTTGTTTCAACCGATTGACCTCTATCTGTGCTGCGTTGTTGGCGTCAGTCAAGCTTCCAATACGGGCTTGATTGTCCTTTTCCCGCTGTAATTGGTCCGTGATCTGTTGGTTTTGTTTAGCGATGGAGTTTTCTAGTAACTGTTGGTTATTCATCGCCTGTTGGAGTTGCACGGTCAGCGCTAATATTTGCGCTTCGGATTTGTCGTAGTACAGTTTGAACGCGCCCAAGGAGGCTAGTAGCAATATACCAAGAATACCTGCGGCTTTTAATCCCATCCCATTAACTCAATAACACGTTTTAATCCTTGCCGCGAGGATTGTTTATCTCGTGCGGCGGCGGCAATTATTTTAGCTTTGTTCGCGTTTAACGCTGCTAAGGTTTCATCGCTTAAATTCTCAAGGAAAGCCCCGCCTTTAGTTTCTTTATAAAAATCCATGACACTTTCTCTAGTTTCCGTATTTAATCTAGAACCGCCGGTGAATTTTCCCGGAAGAACTCCCGTGGTTTTGCGAGATTTTGCTTGTCCTTGTTTCGATTTCATCATGCCACGCATCGCGGGAGTCATCATCTCTAAAATAGGTTCAGCGACTTTTGCTCCAGCGATTCCCGGATGCATAGAAACAATATCAAATATGTTTTCACCTGCAGATTTATCTTCAGAAGGAAGCATGTCTAATAACATCTTTACTTTCATAGCGGCAGGGTTGCTAATGTCTGCATTCTCTATTTGAGACAACATAGATTGTAAATAACTGTTTTCAGTGGTTTCTTCAGCCATGGCAAAAGTATACTCGTAAAATATTTTTTCGCAAAATTTTTTTGATAGGGACTTATTTGTAAAGTAGTTGCAACCGAGCGTCCGGAACCAAGGGAGGGCGGGTGGGACCCGCGGCGCGTTTTCTAGGGGGGTATAGGGGTCTAGTATATACTAAGGTAGGGTAGGCAGTAGAGTAGCGTATACGCTTAATCAGCTATGCTATAGGCAAAAAAATAGCCCTCGATTGAGGGCTATTGTTAGGCTAACTTAAGTTAGCGGGTTAGCTAATTAGGCTACCATTAATAACTGGCATATACCGTTATCAGAACCAGTTAATGACCTAGCTAACTGTTGACGCCCGCTTTCCTTAAAGCCTTTAACATTCCATGACTGAGTACCAAAACAGACCCCTTTATACTTACCGAAGAATATTTGATTAAAGTCTTGACTACCTTTACCAACCATTGAACCATACTGACTATTCCATGTATCTTCAACATGTTTAAGAGTGGGGGACTTACCCGCCTTAACAGCATTAAGAATGATAGTGAACACATTATGCAATTGAGCCTGTAATGTACCCGCTTTATAAAACGCTAAGCCGTACTGCGTTATCACTAAGACTTGATCATCATTAAGCGTACTCTTAGAACCGGCACGTTTCGGAGTAACTACATCTACCCCTGATAAATCAGCAGGTAATGGAATACCGCGCTTAGAGTTAGACTTGTTAATCTCAGCCTTTAACGCTGATGATACTGTTGATGTAACTTCTTTTTTATTTAACTTATTAACCATGGTTAATATCCTTTTTAGTTATGTAATTAACTTAATTGCTAACTACATATATAAGACTACACTAATAAACTAGTAATGTATATACCTCTTTACTATTTATTTATATATATATTTAAACAAGGATTTTAGGATTTTAAGACGGACGGACGGACGGACGGACACAGACAGGCGCGCCTCGCTCGCTCAATCGCTCGGTCTACGAATCAAGTAGAGCGATAGAGTAGAGGGAAAGGGTCAGGGTCAGGGACTCGCGGTCCGTGGTCCAAGGATAGAGTAGAGTGATAGAGTAGAGTAGAGTAGAGTGATAGAGTAGAGTAGAGTGGCTCGCTCGCTCAATCGGTCAGTCGTTCGCGGATCACTTCGCCCTCGATCAGCGTCGCTCGCTTCTTGATCAAGTCTTCGAGTCGAGTGAGTATGTCGTCCTTGGACATCATATCGATCTTCGCGGTCAGTATCTCACGTCGATCGATGTAGAGTCCACCTGCCTTGCCTCGATGGACCTCGGCGGTAATCGCTGCGGATATCTGTCCTTGGTCTTTGGCTTCTTCCCGCAGGTCGTGGAGCGTGGACAAGTGGTTCTCTAGAGAAATAGCATCCTTCTGTGAGGCGGTGATTTCCAAGTCTATGAGATAGTTTCGCACCATCGGGTTATGATTTAGTAAAACACTTCCTTGTGTCTTGGCGCCCTTGCGATCCTTGGTATAGCCCGCTTTAATCGCAGAGTCCGTAGCGGTTTGTCCTTTTAAATATTCTCGACAGAACTTCTTTTGTTTCGAATTGAGTGGTTGCCACACCTTACCCTTGTCATCAATGAATGCACTACCGTCTTCTGTCGGAACCAATGAAGTATATTTCAACTGTCTCATCTCACCCTCCTCGTTTGTAATAGAGTTATTACAATTCTAATAGAAAAAGAATCTTTTTAATACTTTTCTCATGCCCTCTAGGTAATCTTACTCTAGTTTCTAATAGACTAATAGAATTCTATTACTTTTGCTCTTCACCTCTTTCCACTGTCCATGAGACATACAGATCGATTCTATTACTCTATTAGACTTATTAGTAGTTTTCGTTATTTTTTTTCAAAAACTTTTTTAATTTTCAGAATAACAATACTAATATCTAATAATCCGTTTTATAACTAAAAAACCCCCATCGAATCGCTCCGATGAGGGTAAGGGAAAACCTTTGTTTATTATCTACCAGTTCTTCATGATGCTTCCTCCATCTTAGCTAACCGCTCCGCGTGCTCCAATATCATTGAAGCATAACGTTTTCTCCGTATACCATCTAAGTATCCGTTAAACGGTCTGAAGTCAATGTGCCGTCGGTGCTTTTCTTCTAAGTACGACTTATGATTTCCGGATAATCCGTACACTTGTTCCATGTGCTCCGGTTCTCCACCCATGCGCATATCTTCGTATGCTTCGATGATTGCCGCTACGTCTTTAATATTCATGCTCCCTCCCCCTTATAGTTAATGGTATTATGTAAGTAACAAATCGATGGACCGTCTCTCTTCTCTGCCATAGTCGCCACGGTATGCTTAGGTTCTAAATCAATCTTAGTAATAACTAAGTCGAATGGATTCTTCCCATCATCATCAACAAATGGTATCTTAGCGCCTAATTTAATAATCGGAAAATTAGTCTTGTGTATAGCTAAATCTTTATCGTACATTTCCCTTTCTCCTTTCTAGTTTTGATTAAAGTTCAATTCTAAATGACATACTGTTAGTGCTGTGTTCAGCATAATCATCTTGTTCCCAATCCACTACTATGTATAAATATCCATCTATAGTAGCAATCGCCACATCTATGTTTAAGAATTTCGATAAAGTGTAGTAATCACACTTTTCTGAAAATTCTCGTAATATCGGATCTTCCATAGTATTTCTTGGAGTCCAACCTCCTTGCCATGAAAGTTTGGTTTTTCCATCTAGCGATTCGCCAAATGGCGTCCATTCATATTCTTCACTCATTTCCCTTTCTCCTTTCTATCTTTCTATTAAAAATCGCGTTTAACCGCGCCCTATATAAAGGTTTATTATACGCGGGATTTTACCCGAGTAAAAGCAGTATACCAACGCTAGAAAACGCAAGCGATTAAAGCCGTATAATTCTAGCTACTCCTTGTACACTTTCTATGGCGGAATAAGAAACACTGGTACTCTACCTCGTAGATAAAGTGGGCTACATATACCCAATCATCGTCTTCCATCGTATAAATATACATTCCGACTGGTCCCATCGCACCGTGAACATCTCCCGCATATTGTTCTTCTGTTTCTGACGGTGCTTTATCTATTGTTTCACTCACAACTATCGCTATATCGCTCGAGTCGTCCATTGCTTCTTGTATCCATTCGTCATGAGTAGACTCCCATAAGAATAC